TGGACGATAGGTTCGATAGTGTGCTAAAATTTGAGAAAGTTAAAGGATTCAGCAGGTTAGCCTTATGATCGGAATTGTTGGTAATGGTTTCGTTGGAAATGCTGTCTATCAGAACGTAAGAGATAAAGCTCCAACCAAGGTCTATGACGTAGATCCCAATAGATCTTTCAATACTCTAGAAGAGGTTCTAGATCAGCAGTACATTTTTGTCTGCCTTCCTACTCCCATGAGAATGGATGGTAGTTGCGATCTATCCATCTTGGATAGTTTCTTTGCTGGTATTAAGCAAGAAGAGTATGTTGTTAAAGATACTGTCTTTATCATCAAGTCCACTATTCCTATTGGAACCACCAAAGCATATGCTGAGAAGTATGAGTTTCTTACTATTGCTCATAACCCAGAGTTCCTCACTGCTAGGAATGCTGTGGTTGATTTTGCCAATGCAGAGAGAACTGTAATAGGTGGAAATCAATATGCTGTGAGAGATGCATCTAATTTTTATTGGAGATACTTTCATGAGACTCCAGTTATTCAGATGACCTCTGATGAGAGTGAGGCAGTAAAGTATTTCTCTAATACCTTCTTGGCTTATAAGGTAGCATATTTCAATAAGATATATGATATGTGTGAGAAGGTGGGTATGGATTATAAGAATGTGGTAGAGGGTGTGACTGCTGATAGTAGAATCGGTACATCACATACCAAAGTTCCTGGTATTGATAATGATAGAGGTTTTGGTGGAACTTGCTTCCCTAAAGATCTTAACTCTTTGATTGTTCAATTAGAAAAAGAGGACATCAATGCTGATATGTTCAGAGAGATCTGGAAGTATAACCAAGAGATCCGTACTGTTATTGATTGGTCGGTAACATGACAGAAAAGATTTTAATTACAGGTGATAAGGGATTTATTGGAGGACACCTAAGGAATTGGTTGGTGGAATCTGATTGCTATGGTGAGTGGCAAAATGAAAGGTTGGAAATAGATGGTATGGATTTTCCTAATGATATAGGATTCTTTCAACCAACAAAGAAGTATGATTGTGTTATTCATCTAGCAGCCTTTGCTGCTCTTAGAGAAAGTTTTGAAGATCCTAATAGGTTCTGGGAGAATAATGTAACCAAGTCCCAACCTATCTTTGATTATTGCAGACGGAATAATGTGAGGTTATTATATGCTAGTTCTGCTGGTGCTCATGGTTGGTGGCAGAATCCTTATGCTATTACTAAGAAGGTAAATGAATTACAAGCACCCCCTAATAGTGTGGGTATGAGATTCTTTAATGTATGGCATGAGTCTGATAGTAGACGGGATATGCTTTATAGAATGCTTCAGCAGAACACTGCCAAGTATATTACAAGGCATAAAAGAGATTATATTCATGTTCATGATGTTGTAAGTGCTATCATAACATTGATGGGTTCTAATTTCAGAGGACACCTTGATGTGGGATATGGAGAAGCAATTCCCGTCATGGATATAGCAAAGGCAATGGGAAGGGATCTGCCTATTAAGGAGGACACACCAGGTGAACCAGACAGTTTATGTGCTGACACAAGACCCTTGCGTCAATTAGGATGGAGACCTACAATAAATATTATGGATCATCTCGTGACTCTGGTATCCCATTCAAAACAATGACCCCAAATTGGCAACATCATTCTAAGAAGGAGAAAAAACGAACTCTTAAACCCCAGGCTCTACGTGCTGCAAGGAAAAGACGTGGACAGTTGATAAAGCGTCTACAGACCGCCCCAAAGAGGCGGTTTTCTAGTATGATAGGTACATCAAACGAAAAGACACATGGCAGTTCAAAAGGAAATCAAGTCACAACTTGCCAAACTCCTTGCTACTGAAGACATCGTAGTAGAGCACAAGCAATGTGAGACCGCACAGTTTAATGTTCATACTCGTGTGTTAACTCTTCCGATGTGGGAGAAGGCTAGTAATAATGTATATGATATGTTGGTTGGTCATGAAGTAGGACATGCACTCTTTACTCCTGATGACTGGAGTTGGGAAGGTAAAATTCCTCAACAGTTTGTCAATGTGGTGGAGGATGCAAGAATTGAGAAGTTGATGAAGAGAAAGTATATGGGTATTGCCAAATCCTTCTATAGAGGTTATAGTGAACTACATGATAAAGATTTCTTTGAAGTAAAGGATGAAGATCTTAATACTTTTAATCTTGCTGATCGTGCTAATCTATATTTTAAGATTGGTTCGTTCCTTGACATATCTTTTTCAGATGCTGAAAAGGAGATTATCACTTTAATTCAAAATGCCGAAACGTTTACTGACACCATCTCAGCAGCAGAAACGCTATATAATTTCTGCAAGCAGGAGCAACAACAAAAAACCCCTCAGCCTCAAGAGGATGTGGAAGAAGATATGGGAGATGAACCTCCTTCAAGTGATAGTTCAGGGTCTGGGGATAGTGACCTTGATAGCACTGGGGATAATGGTTCTTCCGTTTCTGACTCTGATAGCGATGGTCCTGTGGAAAGTGGGGAGCGTAATCCTGATCGTTCTTCTGGCAGTCATGCTGATGACCCTACTGTAGAAACTGCTGAAGCATTTAATAGTTCTATTCAGGATCTAATTAATTATAATGGTACTGAGAATGCCTATATTGAGAGACCCGATTTAAATATTGAGAATATTATTGCTTCTAATGAAGATGTTCATAAGGAAATTGATTATCATTGGGTTCAGGAGGTGAGTATATTTAAGGAGAGACAAGAGAAATATAATTTCCCTCATGATAATATATTTGAAGAAGTTGATGCCGATTTTGCAAAGTTTAAGAGAGATGCACAAAAAGAAGTTTCTTATCTTGTAAAGGAGTTTGAATGTAAGAAAGCTGCTGATGCATATGCTCGTGCTACCACTAGTAGAACAGGAGTTCTTTCTACAGAGAAGTTACATACCTATAAGTTTAATGAGGATCTTTTTAAGAAGATAAGTGTTGTTCCTGATGGTAAGAATCATGGATTAGTCTTTATTCTTGATTGGTCTGGTTCTATGTCTGGTGTGTTGACCGATACTCTTAAGCAACTTTATAATTTGATCTGGTTCTGTCGTAAAGTTTCTATTCCTTTTGAGGTGTATGCTTTTACAAATGAATGGAATAGATCTGTTAGAGATTATGCATCAGGTAGAATTGATGCGGTGGATTGTAAACCTCTTTATGAGGCAAAAGAATATATTTTTCGTGTAGATGATGGATTTACTTTAATGAATTTATTCACAAGTAAGGTAAATGCTAAAACTCTTGAGCACCAATTATTAAATATTTGGAGAGTTGCTAATGCATTTTATAATAGATACGGTGCTTATTACTCTTACCCTCATAAACTATGTTTATCAGGAACTCCTTTGAATGAGACTTTACTTTCTTTACATAAAATTATACCTCAGTTTCAAAAAGATAATAAGTTACAAAAAGTACAGTGTATTATATTGACTGATGGAGAAGCCGCTCAACTTCCTTATCATAAAGAAGTAGATCGTCATTGGGAAGATGAACCCTATTTGGGATGTAGAAATGTTAATCCATCTAGTTGTTTCTTCCGTGATCGTAAAGTTGGAAAGACTTATAAGATTGGATATGGTTATCCTGAATTTACTGATATGTTAATTAAGAATCTTAAAGATAATTTTCCATCTACTAACTTCATCGGTATTCGTGTTCTTGAAACTCGTGATGCTAAGTGGTTTATTAAGAGATACTATGATGAGTGGCGTAATCAGAAGGAGTATGATAAAGTCGTGAGTGAGTGGAGAAAAGCAAAGGCTTTCACTATTAAAAAATCTGCTTATGATGCATACTTTGGATTATCTTCCTCTGCTTTATCTGCGGATACTGACTTTAATGTTGATGATTCTGCAACAAAAGCACAGATTAAGAAAGCATTTGTTAAATCTCTTAAGACTAAGAAACTAAATAAGAAAATACTTGGTGAGTTCATTGAACTTGTGGTATAATGACTGAAAAAATTGATACTCAGGGCATGAGTGTCCCTGCAATAAAGGGATGCAAGGACAATATCTTTCCTAAAGATGCTGATGGTAATCCAATTTATCCACCAGCAAACTTTAGAGAGTTGCCTATCTT